GTGTAAAAAATACACTAAATTACGTTAAATGCCCTTCGGGGATAAAAAATGCACTAGGTGTAAAAAATACACTAAGTGTTCTCTCTCTCACTTACCGCAAAAATCGCGCCCATTGTTCTCTCTCTCCTTTTGGGGGGGGGGTTGATAAAAAAATAAAGGGGAGTGCGCCCCCATGTCGCTCCCCCTTGGGCCGACTCGGGGAGTTAACCCCCCGAGCCGGTTATGTGATTCCGGTAAGGTAGCCTCACGGCTACCGGTCGCGCTTAGTCGCCTTCCAGCCCCTAGAAGCCTTAAGCCTCGCTGCAATCTGGTCGAAGTCCTCGGTAGTAAGGCGCTCCTCGCCCTCTCGTACCCAGCCGCCCACATGAGCCGTAGCGAAAACCAATTGTAGGTTCCCGATGTGGGTCCGTGGTTCAAGGGTGATGTAGTCGCCACCCTGACTTACTGTCCAGATTTTAGCCGAGCCTTTCATGTCGGTGATAACTTCCAACATAACCTCTTTGGGGGTGTCATGCGACCAAATTGTCGTGTCCATGCTTTTACCTCCATTTTCTAAAATCGTTCTGTTGTTGGCTACTGCGCCCAACTTGCTCTCCTGTCGCGTAGAATTTCGCTATACCCTACGGGGGGAAAATAGGAGTGGTCCCTATTAAACCCTAGCATCCCACCACCTCATCCCCCATGTCCACCGGGATAGGTACTCCCCTATACAAGTCGAACACCTCATCTTGGTTATACAAAGTTCCATAGTATAGGGCTTCATCAAGGGTTTCACATAGGTACACCGGGTCGAATACCCATTGTTGGACTCCGTGGGGTGGAACGTCACGCACCCAGCCACCCACATAAACGGCCCCCCCATCAGCCCAATCGTGACCCTCGTTTTCGTATAGAAGGCATCCCCTTATGCAGTCCTCTATTGTGAAGGCATCGGGTACCGTACCCTCTAGGCATGGGGCATAATCCCCTTGAGCGCGACCGACTGAGTACCTACTCGTCTCACTCTCTACGCTCCCTACGTCTATGAACGACTCCACTTCCACATCACCACTCACTTCCACATCACCACTAGGTGTGAGATATGCACTAAGTGTGAATCCCCCCATGTGCATACGCTCAGTTAGTGCATTTATTACACTAGGTATCATCTAAGCATCAACTCCCTTGTTTCCTCTAGGCACTCGGGGCAATGCCAAAAGTTGCACCAGATGTTGCCGGTTACACTTAGTGTATTTTTGCAACCTAGTGTGGCGCAGGTTATCGTCGTTGTTCGCGTGGGTATGGGGGCTGGCTCCATGAGCAGCCCTAGACAAGTTCACATATAAAGAACAGGACGATATGCTCCTTCGTGCATCATCGAAGGGTATATAGGCAAACCGTCGCCGGCTTTTGGATTCGGGACGCGCCAAAAAGCCCATCTATAGGTAGCCCAATACCGGCAACCACCACGCGAGATTTTTATTAAATTTTTTCAATTCGCCTCCACTTTTTAGTCGCAGTTTGGCCCTTCTTCTGACTGTTGACATGACCGCTTTTCTCGTACTTCCGCATGATAGCACCCACGCTAAACGCATTCAACTGCGTCCAATGATTACTAATCGTTTTATTTGCCATATACGCAATTTCACTACTGGTAAGCCATTGGTCGCCCCACCACCCGTTCAATACACCTTCAATCGCCTCGGCATAAACCTGACGCTTTGGTTTTGGTCCGTGCCTTCGTATTTCAGGATTTTGCACCTTGAACTTAGTGCGCCGATACCCTATGCGTCTATTCTTTGGTTTTTTTCCTGCCACTCACTCACCTTCGTATCACTCTACCGCCGAGACTACTCGACTTCTCTCTTTGAGGGGCGCTTGTCGCGCCACCCGTCCACTCACCCTTCTTCATGGTTCCCATAACTACGGGAAAGTTTGGTGACTTATAAGTGAATTGGTCTATAGCATGAGCCAGCGCCATTGCACAGTCGTTGTGCCGACCCAAATCCTCAATCAATCCATCACGCCACGCATGAGTCTCCAACTCTTCAAGGAGAATATTAACAATCTTTCTAGTATGGTCATCTCCATAGGGGAAGCATACTAACTCGCGCTCGAACCAAACTCTCATCCGGTTCAATAACCCCTGCTTCACCGTCCGATTGCTAACCTTGCTCTCCCGATAATCTATCACACCGCCCTTTTGAGCAATCAAACTCTCATACAACTGCTGAAACCCAACAGCCTCAACCGCAAATGCGGGAGTACCATACCGCTTGCTCCACTCAATCATCATATCGGCCTGTTTATCCGGGGGGAAGTCATTACGCCTCCAAATATTCACTAGGTGGATATAACCATCACTATCCTGCTTCAAACAGACCATTACACTATAATCTTGCCCCAAACCGTGTGCAGGGTCAAACCCAATAGAATATTTGCCCTGACCAAACCGTTCTTGTTCCAAAACAGCATCCATATTGAGATTTTTTCTTGTTAAATTTCTAGGATAGACAGCCGCCTCATCATCTATGACCCTACACAGGTATTCTTGAATAAATGACAATTCTCCCATAGCCGCCTTTTGTTCTAGGAGAAAACTAAGTGGTCTAAACTCCGGCCACAACTCCTTTGGTGCAACCCCATCCGGGTCAGACTTCCATTCATCCCAATTGGGAATGCTAGACCAAATACCATGTCTCCACGTTTCATTCTCAATCATCTCAGTATGATAAAGGTCAACCATACTCATCGGCGTACCAACAACGTAAATCGAAGTACCGGGACTCAACATAGGCGTAATCTTCTTCCTAAACCAATGACGGATGTTAGTCCAGTCCATATCGCCCATATCATCCAATACGTCATCCATAGCGATACACGCGGGATGCTCGCCACGAATAGCGGCCCCAACGCTTGTAGCCCTTATCCAAGCACCGTTCGTAAAGTGCAACTCCAACTTATTACCCCGTTTCTTGTGAAGATACCTACTAAGTTGGGGATGTTGCTTCATATCTTCCCTAATCTCCTCAAGACGCCGCATCGCCAAGTCTTTGCTCGCTGAGAACAACCAACAGGTAAAGGGTTTGTTTCGCCATTTCTCAAATAGGGCACTATGCAATAGTTTTACCCTGAGAGTAGTGCTTTTACTATGGTCGCGGGGAGCAATCACACAAACACGATGGACTTGAGCATCACCACGCTCTCCGTACATTTTCATCCATTCGCCTATATGGTCGCCCCAAGTATAACCAAGCCAACGGTAAAAATAGGAAACATCGGTCCTAGACCTCTCCATAGAGAAATCAACATTAAAATTAGGCATTATCAATCACCGGAGCAAAGAGATTTCCTACAACTCCCAATTCTTTATCAAGAAGATGAGCAGAAATACCCGGACGAGCCAAAATATAACCCTTTCTATAATGCCAACGGTCATTTCCAGCCAAACTAGGTAATTGTATCACCATAGCACCACCCTTCTCAATTACTTGTTGGTGGTGTAAGTGCCCATGAAACCAAATCTTGTGTTGGCAATTACCCCAATTCTTCCACTCTTCCTTAGCCATAAGTCCCGGCAAATCCATTCCCTTAACACCATCACCATGCGTAAAGCCAATGAGGTTATTACCCCAAACAGCATATTGACGCAACTTAGGGTCTAACTTAACTACTACATCATCAACATTTTCATATACAGCACCCAAATACATCATCAAGGCTAGAGAAAGGTGTCTATCGTGATTACCACGCATAAAGAATATTTCAATTGGACATACACCCCTCAATAATTCAATATGCTCCCTCGCAAGAGCGCACCCATCCATGAAAATTTGAGTGGGGCTTACTGACATATCTTGTGGTGTACCCTTCGTCGTCGTTCCTTCTTCATTATCAACATGAAACCAATCACTACCCGTAGCAAGGAAAATTTGCTCAGGACGACCCGGCATACGCTGAATTAAGTTTTCGGTTCGCTCAAGTACCCTTTCACTAGCCATTTCAGTATCATATTTATTACCAGTTTCGTCAATCCAACTACCTGAGCCAAAATGAAGGTCGGTAGGGGAAATTACAATGGCATAGGGACTTGCCTCATCCATTTTAATAGGTTTAACCTTCTTTGGTGCCATATTAGTTTTGTTAAGAGCGTCTTTGAACTCTTTATAGAAAGTGTCATCAAGATGGCGCCATTTATTAGCATCTTTAGCCATACTAGCAAAATGTGCCCTTTTAGACTTTTGGAGAACAGCGTTACGCTTGACTTCAAGATAATCAATGACAAGTTCTTCTTCAGTCTTTTCAAGAAGGATTTCATCGGTATGTGGACTCATCGGGTGCTTCCATTGGTGCGCCCGAATGTAATCCCGCATCCAAAGGATGGGAAACTCGAATCTGATTGACATTTGTTCAACAGTTAGCCTAGAGCCGCTATCGGAATACTCCTTTTTCATTTCACGATGTTTGTCACCTTTAATAGCAATCATGCTATTAGGTTGCTCCATAAAAGTTAGATAAAGGTCAGCCTCTTTATCATAATAGGATTTCATAATTGGGGGAACATCAACCTTATAGTTTTGCTTAAACTCACTAGGAACACTCTTCATATATGAAGGATTCTTCTTACGCCCGTTCCATACAGTATAGGTAATATGGTTGCCAGCCTTCTTCCACCGAAGGATAGCACCACGCCACCCATGAACACTTCGTGTGGGTTCCAACTCATGCAAAAAGCGAGCAAACTCACTTTCGCTCTTAAACTCTCGCTCATAAGCATACTTAGTAATTAACTCCTGACCGCCCTTCATTTTGACGCGCCCGGAGAAGTGTCCCTTATCCGACATTACTCCAAACGACGTTTAAATGATTAATAAGGTTGCCGGTGAGCAGAATTGTTTTCGTTATTTTTCCTGTTGACCAAAAGAATTAACAAGGCAACTGCGAGGCTATTACTCAATTCTTTTATTTCTTCAAAGACATTTAGGTAGTCGGCGCCCCTTCACTACTGTAATAGTGTTACTATAGAGTTAGTAGTAGTATAAGTGTCAAATACTATAGAAGGAAAAAAAGAATTACGAAATGTTAGTGCAGTACAACATTTTATTTTTTCAGTAAATATCTGAAAAAACAGAAATAATTGGGCAAATGCTTAAGAAACACTCGAATATTAGTTAATTACATGGTAGAGCGTAAGTGGTATCAAT